ATCCAGGCAACGCGGCAACTCACAAGAAATCTCTTGCAAGTTTCAGAACCAAGGTCCCCTCCAGGTCAACATTCGACGTGTTCAAAACAACTTCTTCGAACAAATCTGTGACATCGGATCCCATCAGGGAATAACGCTCAAGGCAAAAGGCAGTGAAGTCCATGTCAGAAAGCTGATGTTCACGAGAAACAACAATTTTCTTTGTTATGTTTTGCAACGTCACGCCTGCCGCCTTTGCATTCCAAGTGAGTCCGGCATCAGCATCAAGCGTCTTTCGTTTCTCATCGGCCACGAAAGCAAACTCGTATTTGAATCGCTCTAAGAAGATGTTTCGAATGGTTGGAAAGTAACGGAATTCGTAGGCATAGCCAACGGATTTGCCAGCCATGTACTCATGGTCGGAAACGGCTTGGTTTTTGTTAGCTCGCATGTTAAACCTACCAAGAGCTTTACCCAAAATGGGGACTGTTAAGTGCTTACTCTCAGCAGGAATGAAAAACTTGCTCAAAAACGTCGCCGTCCACAACCTGGCATGCCGTATGACTTTGGCTTCCATCAGAGCCTCGCTCGCAATGGAAGTGTAAATCTTTTCAACATATCGGCATTTACCAGTGACACGGGCTAGCATATCGTCGCCTAAAACCATCGCTACTACGGAAATAGGTTTCAGCTCAAGCATTGAAGCGTGCAGAATGCACAAGTTCCACCAGGTGTTACGAAACGTGGTGTCCGTCGCACCTGTGGGAAGCTGATTCTTGAGAGTAGCAGTAATGCCGTGCTTGGAATTTTTGACTTTGAAAGTGTTTGTTCTCAAATGAAGACGAACAAACCACTCCGGGCATCCCAAAACACGCATCAAAGCTACTTCAATCAGCTGAACATCTGCACATTGAAACTTGTCGTTTGAACTGAAGTCACATTCCACCCAAAAATCATTGTCAGTTTTCCTTTCTAAATGGTGAGTGTACTCACATGGAGTTTTACGGTAACTGGTATGGTATTGGTACTTACCTTTCATGCCTTCAAGGCAGTGGTCCATACGTCTCATGAGCTCATTGAAAATGGGCCCAGAAATTGCATTGTAGACGTCAGTCCCCTTGAATATGACACGGGGTGCCCAATTGGGCTTGTGAGTAACAAGAAGATTCTCAACCTTGACAAATATGTCTTTGCTGGTGTAATCCTGCAAGGTGACATTGCACAAGTCATTGAGTGCCCTGTTCATACGGGCTTGTTTCTCAGTACCAAATTTCGCG